CCAAGCAATATCTCCCCGAGGACCACTAGTACGGTCCTAGCCGGTCCGTGTAAGGGCCAACCCGAGCAGGATGAGTAGGAAAGTGGAGCAGACTTTCCCGGGCCGTACGGGGGCTACTGAGCCTCGGTTACATAGCCCGTACATTAAGGGCCCTAATCGTGGCGATGAGGTAGCTGAGTTAGCTGAGAGTATCGGGCTACCGCTTTTACCTTGGCAAGATTTTGTAATCCGGGACATGACCTCTATAGACGAGGCCGGCATGTTTATACGTAAAACTAATCTCGTACTTTGTGCACGGCAACAAGGTAAAACGCATCTCGCTCGTATGATGATGCTCGCGCATTTATATCTATTCGACTCCAAGAATGTAATCATTATGAGCTCAAATAGATCGATGGCCTTGGACACCTTTAGGCAAGTGGCCTACGCGATAGAGGGGTCTAGCGAGCTTAGCCAAGCCGTCCGACAAATACGTTTTGCTAACGGCACCGAGTCTATTGAGATGAAAAACGGCGCTCGCCTCGATGTTGTAGCTGCTACTCGTGATGGATCACGTGGCCGTACGGCAGACCTGCTCTACATCGATGAGGTACGTGAGATCTCGGAGGAAGGCTTTAGAGCTGCAACCCCTACTACCCGCGCACGAGCTAACGCGCAAACACTTTTAACCTCAAATGCCGGTGATAGTTTTTCCACGGTGCTCAACGATCTAGTCGAGAGGGCAAAATCCTTTCCGCCTAAAACCTTTGGTTACTATGAATATAGCGCTCCGCCTTTTGCCAAGATCACCGACCGTGATGCGTGGGCTATGGCAAACCCGGCACTCGGGTACACCGTTACTGAGGCCGCACTCGAGGAAGCCGTAGCTACTCAACCGGTCGAGACGACTAAGACCGAGATGTTATGTCAATGGATCAGCTCCACGGCTAGCCCTTGGCCACATATGGCCGTAGAGGATGCAAGCGATATAACCCTCAATATGTCACCGGGACCTCTTACTATTTTCGCCTTTGACGTGGCACCGTCTCGGCGCGATGGGTCGCTCGTGATGGGCCAAGTCCTACCGGACGGCCGTATCGGGGTAGCGGTGCTTGAGGTATTTCACTCGGACGTATCTATCGATGAGCTCTTTATGGCCGACCATATTGCCAAGTGGTGTAAAGAGTATTACCCGCGCACGGTTTGTTACGACAAGTACACAACGGCCACAATAGCCAAACGCCTCGAAATTAACGGCATAAATATCACCGACATATCAGGGCAAAAGGGGTACCAAGCCTCAGGGGACCTCTACGAAAGCCTAGCTAATAAAAGGCTCGTGCACTCGGGGCAAGATTTACTCGTATCCCATTTTGCGAATTGCGCGGCCAAAGAGTCCGATAGCTCGTGGCGTATCGTGAGACGTAAATCCGCAGGACCGGTCGATATTGCTATCGGCGTAAGTATGATCGTACATATCCTCAATCAACCTATGAGCGAGGCTAAGATTTATATGTAGACACGCCGGCTAAAACCTGATTTTATGCTTGACATTTTGGGAAAATCGCTCCATGGGATTACTCCAAACTCTAGGTTTCAAGTCAGCTGAAAAGCCGGCTATCGAGGCTCAGTACGCACCCGCCGTAATGGATACTACTTACGGCTACGGATCATTTAATACTAATAGCGCTTTTGGTTATAACGGTATCGGTATCGATCGTAATTTTGCTTTACAGGTAGCAAGCGTAGCTCGATGCCGTAATTTAATCGCCGGTGTTATCTCATCGATCGATTTATCACTTTATAAAAAATCTACCGGCGAAAAGTTAGGCTCACCTATTTGGTTAGAGCAACCGGATATCCGCCAACCTCGCAGCGTTACGATTAGTGCGACGATCGACAGTTTGATTTTTTATTCGGTGGCCTACTGGAGAGTTACCTCATTGTACGCCGACGACGGACGGCCTAGCGGCTTTGAGTGGGTAGCTAATAATCGCGTTACATACACCACTAATAAATACGGTACCGAAGTACAAGATTATTTTGTCGATGGTGAGTTAGTACCTATGGGAGGTATCGGCTCGCTCGTTACTTTTCAATCGCTGCTACCTGGTGTATTGCAGAGTGCTAGTACAACTATTCGCGCAGCTTATGACATACAAAAAGCAAGTGCGGTAAGTGCAGCTACACCTATGGCGACTACAGTATTAAAAAATAACGGAGCAGATTTACCGGAGTCGCAGATCCAAGGGATCCTCGCAGGATGGAAAGCCGCTCGCCAAAATCGTAGCACCGCATATTTAACCTCGACTCTTAGCGTAGAAAATATCGGCTTTAGTCCTAAGGACATGATGTATAACGAAGCATCTCAGTACTTAGCCACAGAGATCGCGCGCGCGATGAACGTACCGGCGTACATGATCTCGGCGGACATGAATAACTCGATGACATACCAAAATATTATCGACGGTCGTAAAGAGTTTGTAGCTTATTCTCTGCAACCTTATATCTCAGCTATTGAGGATCGCCTTTCGATGAACGACATAACAAACGCATCTAATCAAGTGCGCTTTGCCGTCGATGACTCTTTCCTCCGCGTAGATGCTAAGGATCGTTTAGATATCATCGAGAAAATGTTAAACCTACAGTTAATCGACGTAAACCAAGCTCGACAAATGGAGCAACTAACACCGCTAGGAGATACAAGTGCTACTAACGTTTAGCCAAGAAATCCAAGCCGCCGATACAGAGCGGCGCATCGTATCCGGACTCGTAGCACCATATGGCGAGGTCGGTTATACATCCGCGGGCCCGGTAGTTTTCGAGCGCGGATCTATTGCTATTCCGGATGCAGGAAAAATTAAATTACTATCTCAACATCAAGCCGATAAGCCGGTAGGCCGCGCTATTTCATTTAGCGACTCAACCGAGGGCGTGTACGGATCCTTTAAGTTATCTAGCAGCACTCGAGGACAAGATGCTCTAGTACTAGCTCAGGAAAACCTAGTATCCGGCTTATCCGTAGGGGTCGATGTAACGGCCTCTAAGCCTATGGGGGATTACCTGTTAGTGACGGCGGCGGTCCTCAAAGAGGTAAGCCTCGTCGAGAGTGCGGCCTTTTCTAGCGCCTCCGTAACTGATATTGCCGCAGCGCGAGCAGCGCTCGAAGCCGCGACAAGTACAAAAGAAAAAACCACGACGATTAATACGACGATCGTAGAAATCGAAACCGAAACAGAAACAGAAAGCGAGGCGGCCGTGACTACAGCCCCTGAAAATACACCGGAGGAGACTCCGGTAGATGCACCGGTCGAGGCTGAAAAGGTCGAGGCTGCTCGAAAGATTATCCGTCCATCAGTACTAGACTCTCAGCGAGTCCGTACACCGATTACATCCATGGCATCATATACAGAGCATAAGATCAAAGCTGCTCTCGGCGATGACACATCAAAGCTATACGTAACCGCAGCGGATGACTCTTTCTCTACAAACCCTGCATTTAATCCAACTCAGTACCTATCAGAGTTTGTATCAAATACTAATTTTGATACACCTATGATTAACGCTCTCAGCTCTGGCACCTTGCCAAATAGCGGTATGACTATCCAAATCCCATCACTCGTTACATCAGCGGGCGGCGGTAATGGTGTTGCACCTGTAGTAACCGTAGAGGCCGAGGCCGGCGCGGTACAAAATACCGGCATGGTTACAGAGTACCTATCCGGTACAGTTAAGAAGTACGCGGGTATGAATACGCTCTCTGTAGAATTACTAGAGCGCTCAGATCCAAACTTTTACGCTGAGCTAACTAATCAGCTGCAACGCGCTTACTCACTAGCTACAGATGCTGCAGTAATCGCAGACGTAGTAGCCGGTGGCGTACAGGGCACCGCCGTAGCTGCAACTAGCGCCGGTATTATCTCTTACGTATCTACAGAGTCAGCAAACATCTACAAAAATACAAGCTACTTTGCTAAGAATTACGTAGCGGGTCCATCACAATGGAGCCTACTAATGGGAGCTACAGACTCAACAGGTCGCCCTATTTACAATGCGAGCGCACCTATGAACTCAGGCGGCCTCTCAACACCTACATCAATCCGCGGCAACGTCCTCGGCTTGGATCTATACGTGGATCATCAGATGGTATCTACTACTATCGACGACTCAGCGTTTATCGTGGCACCGGAGGCGATGACGGTATACCGCTCACCTCAGGCATACATGAGCGTAAACGTCGTATCAAACCTACAGGTACAAGTAGCTATCTACGGCTTTATGGCAACAATCGTAAAGATGCCTAAGGGCCTAGTCCGTTACAACCTAACCTGAGATAGACCCTAGTAGTCGGGAGGGCTCTTAGCCCTTTGAGCCCTCCCGGCCTTTAACTTTGAGAGGAGCAGACCATGGCGGCTACATACGTAACCGAGCAAGAGCTACGCGATAATCTTG